TATGAATTGACAGAAGCTATTGCTGCCAAGATAGCCGATATGGAGAGTGCTGGAAGGCGAGGGAATTCGCTTGGAATCTTCTTTACTGCTACTTTAAAGGATGACCCTGTGAAAATCGGGAAGATCAAACCCCCGTCGTATTGGTGTAGTGCTGACGGCGAACTCCTTCCTCCAAGTAGTATACCCCCGACAGACTTTGTTCGCGGTTTGGAGGAGACTTCCTTTGGGAAAATACGTGTATTCCAAGCGATAAACTTCGAAGGCCTATTTATTATTCGGAAGTACTTCCTCGGGTTGGTGGCGCTATTGCAGCGCTTCAACACGCTAAGCTGTATAGCCGTTGGGTTGAATTGCTTCAGCAAGGAGTGGCAAGACTTATATCGCCACATGCGTCCACCTGATTTTTCTGACAGGGACGTTTTCAACCACATTTGTGGCGATTTCACCAACTATGACCAGCGAATTAGCAATTTCCTTCTGGAGGCAGCCTGGAGTGTTTTAATTGACCTCCTCAAAGAAAGCGCTGGATTTCGTGAGTCTGATGATAAGGGTGGACTGCTGCGGTTGTGGTGGAGTATTGCTGATGGTGTTAGCAACCCATTTACGTGGTTTTTCGGAGACCTAGTCCAATTGAGTGGTACTAATCCCTCCGGACATCCCCTGACGGTTATTTTGAATGGCATAGTTAATTATTTTTATATGTTGTATGCCTTTCAGCAGATTTATCTTGATCGCAACTTTGATGATTTTGTGCGTATAATGACATATGGTGATGATAATATTTTGTCAGTTCACCCGAGTTGTGGTGCATACAATCAAGTGACTATCACACACGAATTAGCACAAATTGGGGTTATATACACCGACTCTGAGAAGAAAGCTGTTGACGAGCCTTACGTTACTGAAATGACTTTCTTGAAGCGCAAATGGAAGTTTGTTGAGCACTTGCATAATGGAGAGGTACATGTAGTTTGCACATGTCCCATTGACCTTTCGAGTGTGAGCAAGATGTTATCCGTGGAGACGAAGCGAGCAGATGAATTTCGACGATTGCGCATAATTAATGTGCTATGCAGTGCCATGTTTGAGATGTTCCAGTTTGGGAGGCGTGAGAGTGAGCATTTCCGCGGGGTTGCTGAGAGTTTCATTAAGGAGTACTCACTCCAAACTCAGTTTGAAACGATTTTGCC